CCCTTAGGGGTCCCTAGCTATACTATTAGGTATAGCAGAACTCACTTAAAAATGAGTTCCCCACTAAGCCTGTCTACAGCAATGTAGACGGCTCACCAGTCCCCAGAAATGGGAACTTGGCTGGTGATGGTAGCCCAATGCCTTAAATAGGGTTAGGTCCATGTCACTATATACACGACTGTGAGATAACATCTCACGACGAGGTATTTAGCGCTTACCGAGAGGTAAGTGGTAGTGATAAATCTAAGTGGTTGCGAGGCATTCTGACTCTATAGTAACTGATGTTATCAGTCATTACTTTGTAGAATGGGAATTACTCAGGAGTAACCAACTGCCTGATGAAACCCAACCATCGTATGATGGACAGGAAATATCATCTTGCAACCAGTTATCCTAAATAATAGGTTTAACTTAATTATATACTATGTTATTTAATCAAATTTGAACTACTGTTATAAAACTAACAGCGGTCCTCTTTGGAATCAAAGAACACAGTACGACTAAGCGATTCCTTAAACTTGTTTTTAGTATGCTTAAAAATAATGGTTCTTTATGGACCATCGCATACATGAAACAAGTTCGTTTACACATTACCCGGTATATGGTTGGAAAACCATTACTGGTTAATGATAAACGGGTTTCACTTAGGAAAGGTTTCCCTACTCGCTTTTATTTCCTTAAGGATATTATAGACTCTGGACAACTTAACAAAATCAGATTTGTTCTGACTTTGTTAAATGTGTCTAAGTGTATAACTCCTAAGAAAGGTGAAGTGTGACCAGTTAGTTATGATTCAATCATTGCCCCTTATAAGGGTAAATCTTACACTATACCGAAATGGTATATTTGTAAGTGATTGAAGGATAACAAACTTAGAGCATTCACACCTGCATATAGTCTAACAGACTTTTATGTAAGTATGAAGGCTTCACCCCAAGGTCCGGCTTTAATGTCTCTATGATCATCTATAGTTAGATGTTCATATCCGACTTTACAAGCCTTTCTTAACATTATGAATTGTAAAAGCAGTTATGGTAAGACTTATATAAATTATCCAGTTTTACTGAATGATTTATTCAATAAGTTTTACACATTTGCTTTTAACAATATTGGTAATTTACCTGAAGACCGTAATAGATCTTCGGGCTCACTTAAAAGTGAGTTTATTGGTAAATTAGCAATTGTGGATGCTCCTGAGGGTAAGAAACGTGTAATAGCCACTGTTGACTATTTCACTCAATTCTTACTTCGCCCTATTGGTAAGGAGATGTTTAAGATTCTTAAACAGCTTCCTTCTGATAGGACGTTTACTCAGGATCCATATCATAAATGGGAGGACCATGGGGGGTCTTTTCACTCCTTAGATTTAACAGCTGCCACTGACAGATTCCCGGTTTCTCTGGAGGCCAAAGTGATGAAATATCTATTTCAAAACGATGACCTTGCGAGAAATTGGACTTTTCTATTAGTGGACAGGGCGTATGAGTTACCTGCGGTTGATGGTTCATGTTATAATGAATCAATTCAATCGGATAGCGTTCGCTATTCGGTTGGTCAACCAATGGGAGCTCATTCATCTTGAGCCATGTTCTCAATTACCCATCATCTAGTCGTTTCATGAGCTGCATTTTTATGCGGCCATGAACGCTTTAGTAATTATATACTTCTTGGTGATGACATCGTCATTTATAATGACGCTGTCGCCCATAAGTATAGAACTATTATGGCGAGACTAGGTGTTGATATCTCAGTAGCGAAGACACATGTATCGAAAGATACATATGAATTTGCGAAAAGATGAATCAAAGTGGGTAAAGGGGAGTTAACTGGTTTGCCGCTACACGGTCTGGCTCAGAACATTATTAATCCAAAGATTATCTTTACGATAATTTTTGATTATGTTAATAATGGAAAGAGTGGACTTGTGAGCTGTAGAACGGTTAGCTTAGTGTTAAATTTGTATAAAGCTCTGACTTTTAGAGTCAAGCGGAAAATAAATAACAAATGAAAATTTGTTACTTTTAGATTCCCTATGAAACTATTAGTTAGGTCTTTAAATAGGTTTAATACCTCATTAAGAATTGCGCATGATCTTGCTACCTATGACGAGAAACGAGAGTTTCTCGCATGGGCAAGCAGGAATAATGAACAATTCATAATGCCCGCTTATGAGGATATGCCTCTTGTGTTAAAAGAGGTCCTTTCTAAGGGGATGGTACATTTGGCTTTCTCAGCTAATAGTAAAGTTCTTTCACTGTACTCTCGTTTGAAGTTGTTCTGTAAAGAACAGCTCCACGTTGAGGACATGAATGAAATTTATTATCAACCTTTCTTCCATGCTATTTATAGTCATGTGGAAAGGGTGAAAGCTGAGTTAAGTTTATTTATTTCGCAACCGTCTTATTCTTTGGTTGACGCTATGGACAACATCCTATACATCGATTTTGATGTATTGGTGTCGTTCAGGCGTAACCCGAGAAAAGCTGTTGCTACTATGGATAAACTTTTTGCTAAATCATTATCCGAAATATCGAAACCAATTGATGAACTTTATTACGGTTCATCTCTTGGTGGAGATACTTCATCAACACATCAGTGGGCTAAGTCGTTAGACGTAAACCACTTATTGTTGTATAATGAATTAAAAGCCGTTAGAAACCGATCAGTCGTCACTGTTCCCAAACTTAATGCTTGAGCTGAATTCTTTAACGATTGACAAATGTCAATCCCTAAAGGTTAATTCGGGCTCATACATTAGTTTGATTCCAATGAGGAACTGTTAGTTTCTTCCTATACTCCGAAAGGGGTATAGGCGGTCATGCGAGCC